ACGCTCCGATGTTTCGGTTTCGTAGATCTCTTTGTGTTGCTCGCCGTAACGTGCGTACTCCATGCCGAACAAAGCGTTCAGGCCGGGGAGCAGTTCTTTGAGCAGTTGTGCGCGTGAAATTGCCATGGTAATTTACTCCTTACAGGCCGACGTTGTTCAAGTACGAGTGAGCGCTGGGGTTGAACTTCACCAACACGTCAGTGTAAGCATCGCCGGGGCCAGATGCAAAACCAACAATGCGGAAAGCTGCAGCAGCAGTCTGTACAGATGCGGTCAATGCGCTGGTGGAGTTGCCAGTCTGGGTAGAACCAGTGCTGGTGCTCTGCACAGCGGCAAAGAAGGTGTTGGTGCCCAAAGCGGATTGAGCGGCAGAGCCGTCCAACTGAGCTTGGAAAACAACAGATGGGTCAGTCACAACTTGAGCAGTCACCACGCCAGTTGTACCGGAGGGGTAGTACTGAGCATAGATTTGCTGGCCTTGTGCGTTGATATAAGAGCAACCGACGAAAACGCCGACCGCGCCAACACCGTTGCCGCCAAGGTTGTTAGTGGTGATGTCGGCACCGGTGGCGGTGGAGATAGCCAAATAGCCATCAGCGCCAACGATCACAACTTGACCATAGAAAATGTTGGTGGCTTCACCAGCGGGGTCAATCAGAAAAGTCTGAGTTGCACCTGCATAGGGCATGCCATCAACGCGATTTACGGGTTTCAGACCGTAAGGAGAAGCGGTAGTTGCCATTTAAGGACTCCAAAAAGTTTATGTACCTTTACCGAAAGTAACCTTTGTAGACCGCTCTTTAAAGAGTGGCATACGGGGATCGCTTTCACGCATATAGTTGTTGTCCACGGACTGCATCTGCGAATCAGCTTGTTGGCTGTAATACGCATTACGCTGGTCCACAAACTCAACTGGGGTTTTGCAAAGTAACAAACCACCAACTTCAACTGCGTCTGGAAAGCGGCCACTAGTGCTGCCAAACAAACGAATTTCAGGGTGATCCGATGCCTTCACGGGTTCCCAGCCCTCGCGGAGCTTAGATGAAATATTCATGGGATCAGCGTTGTTCAGAGTACTGACGCGAATCCAGCGAAACGCATAGCCCGGTTCCGGTGCAGGATCGGGCAGAAGCTGGGGCGGCGCCCATTTGGTGGGACGCGTATCTTTGTCGCGTGACGAAAGTTCTCTGCTTTGACGATTTTGTTCAGCCATGTTTATTTCCTCATTTCTTCCGCAACCTTACGAGCATAGAGTTCCAACGGAACACCAAGCCGCTTGGCGAGATCGACCTGCGTTTTGGTAAGTACGACCTTTCGGGGCGCAGTACTACGTGTTGCTGGTGCGACAACATTCGATTGTTTAGGCGAAGGTGACGCATCCGCCTGCTTCTTCGGCTCGAAAGAATCCGAGAAGCGGTTCCTCATGTCAGCGTCGATACGATCGTAGTATTCGTCGCTGCCAACTGGAATTCCTTCAGAAACCAGTTCCGAATGAAGGCCAAGAGCGTAAGCCGTCATCTTTTGATTTCTGCCAAACCACGAGTTCTTTTCTTGCCACTCGGCTAGTTTGTCATCAATTTTCGGAGCAGGTTCCTGCTGTGGTTGAGTTTTTACCTCAATTTCTTGCTCCTGTAAAGGAGCAGGAGTGTAATTATTTACTCGTTCGGCGCGCATCTTTGCCATGGTGAGCGCCTCTTGAGCTTCCACCAAAGCATCTGCATCACCGGATTCGTATGCTGCTTTGTACTGGCGTTTGGCTTTGTCCAGATCATTGGCTGCTACCAGCTTGGCCTGTTCAATGTATGCGCCCTGACCTTCGTGCAGTGTGCCGCGGAGCTTTTTATTCTCCTCGATGATGGACTGAGCAATGCGAATTGCCTCATCCTTCTCACGCTGCGCAGCCTCTTTGGCTCGGCGTTCTTCGTGGTAGCCCTTGGTAAAGTGCTGAATACGCTTGCGCACGCTCTCGTCGTACTTTGCAAGTTCATCATCACCCATATCCTTGGGCGGCTCTTCCATCGGCTTGCGGTTGCGGTCAGCTTCTGGAGTATCGTCCACCACCTCGATGTCAACCTCGGGGGTTTTGACTTCAACTTCTTCAGCTTCGACTACTTTGCCGCCAGCGCGAGGATTTTCAGGAACCTCGTCAGGAAACTCAAACTCATGTTTTTCCATTGGCATGGTCTACTCCTTAAACTCGTTGTACACCGCGTGGATCTTGCACGACTGCTTCAACCGAATCATCATTGATGATGCGGAATTCGCGGCCATGAATCTTCATGCGAGTGCCGGTGTTAGGACGAACCAAAACAAAGTCACCAACCTTGCAGCTCGGGCCGCTTGGGAAGCGCTTTTCGTCTTTGAATGCATCTGGGCCCATCTTTGCTACGAATAGCACAGGGGACAAGAGTTCTTCAAAGTGCATGGTCTGGCTGGACTTGAGCAGTCCGCCTTCGTACTCTTCGTTGGCTTCTGGGAGGATGCACAGAAGGTGGTACGTCACTGGATCGGGAACTTGCTTGGCCTTTTCCTCTTCGCTCTTATTCAGAACGCCGGTCAGGTCAACTGCCGAAACATCAAATTCACTCATCGTAGTCTTTCATTTTTTGCGCAAGGTCGTTGATTTCAGCAAGTGCGGTCAACAGACCCAGAGCAACCCCGCACTTGTTCTGGTAATCAGCGTAGTCTTTAGCTGCGCCGTCACCCAGACTCTCCACGATTCGTTTTCTTTGCTCTTCAATTTTTGACTTTAGCAGATCCAGAACTTTGCTTTCCATCATTCACCCCGTTTTGTGGCGGCTTGTTTGCTTTTAGCAATGTCGATGCCCATGCGGACACCTTCACGCTCCTGTTCTGCCTGCAATTTTTTCTCTGCTTGCGTTGCTTGTTGGCCAGCTTTGAAGCCCTCCAACTGCAACTTGCCTTCGAGCGCCTGCTTCTTGAGCTCAAGCTCATCGGCCTTTGTTGCGGCATCCACTTCCAGCTTCTTCTGCTTGAGCTGCAGCTCGCCTTGTTTGATCTGCAGCTCTTGTTGTTGCATTTGCACAACCGGATCTTGCGCTTGCTGCTGAGCCTGCTGCTGTGCGGCTTGCGCTTGGTTTTGCTGCGTCACTTGCTGAGCGGCTTGGGCCATCATGCCGGACAAAGCGATTTCCACTTCTGGTGGCAACTCCTCGCCCTCTGGCGGCAAAGCAATACCAAGTTGCTGCTCGATGCGCTGACGGTATGCAAACGCTGTGTGCTCTGCAATGTGGGCCATCATTGCGGCCTGCATGGCTTGAGCATTGGGGTTTTGGCCAATCATCTGCATGATGATCGGATCTTGCATGGCCGACATATGCACTTGGATGTGCGCTTGGTGATCTTGGTACTGGAACGCCTTGACCGGTTTCATGTTCATAACGGCCATGTTCTCAAACACCGGGTCCTTCGGCTTCTGGTCGTCTTCCAATGGGATCAACTTGTCTGCATTCTTGATGCCCAACACTTCGATCATTTGACGGTGCAACTGTGGCAAGTCGTAGATCTGAGGCGCGCTTTGTGCCAACTGGATCACGGCTTGGTACTGCATGATCCGCTGAGCCATGGTGGCACTGTTCGGATCAGACACTGGAATCACATTGACCGTGTCGTAGTCGGACTGCTTCAGGCGACGGTCGCCACCAACTGGGCTGTAGTTGTAGCTCTCTGGCGCGTGGTCACGGATGATGTCTTTGAGGAGTTTGAATTCCTCTTTCATCGAGAAGTGGACACGAGCCTGAACTGCGCTCATGGTCTTCAACTGGCGCTCAAGGATGGCCAGTGTCGTACCAACAGGAGCGTTGGCGCTCATGTCGCTAACCTTCATGTCGGCAACAGAACCAAGGCGGCGCGCCTCTTCAGTGATCTGATTGAGCAGCGCCATCAGAACCTGACTTGGCTCCTTGTATGGCAAAGGCATGATGTTGTCACGCACTGTGCCGCTGGCCACGTCAACGTCACGGAATTCACCGGGAGCGATCGGAGTGTCGTCGCCTTTGATGCGCAGGCCACGGGCTTTCAAGCCACCGGGCAAGTTGCTCAATGTGCCGGCATCCACCAACTGACGAATCAGTGATGTGCCTGCGCGAGCGTATCCGCCAATGACGTGGATCAGGCCAAGGCCGTACACGCCAAAGCCGGGGATGTAGGTGTACTGGACAAAGTGATTGCGCTTGACTTTGACTTCGCTGTCTTGCTTCCAGTTGCGGCGGATCGACAGAACTTTTGTTGATGCGCGGTCGATCGTGATCACATACGGCAGAGCAATACCATCTGGATCTTCGTAACCGGGCAGATCGTAATCCACATGGATTTCCAAGATCTGGTAACGATCGTCATCGGTCAAAGAGAAGCCTTGGTCTTCGGCCTTCTTCTTTTCAATGTCGCTGTGGATTGATGTGGGCTCACCCAGATCGACGTCGCAATAGAAGCCAGAGACTTGCAGCTTGCGAATCTCGTTCTTCGTTTTGCGCATCGTGTGCGTGACGCGCTCAGACGACATCACATTGGATGCGCCATAAGGAATGATCAGGTCTTCAGCCGGAATAAACATGGCCACTTGACGGCCAAGGCCCGGATCGTAGTAAACCTTTTTGAACGCGGAGCCAGCCAAGCCGAGCGAGTACAACATGCGCTCGTGCTCTGGGCGGTACTCGGGCATTTCATCGGTGAGCTTGTAGTTCATGTCTTCGCGGACACGCTCTGCAATCTCTTCGGTCATCTTGTTGATGGCGCCGATGATCTTTGTCTTGACTGGACCCTGAGCAGGGAAAGTCTCGGTGATTGTTTCGGACTGGAAGCGAATGGCCGCTTCTGTCAGCACGGTAGAGTAAACACCGCAAGCTCCGTTCCATGGCTCGGTGCGCTCTTCGTACTTCATGCCAAGGACTTCGAGGCCCTTCACATACATCTCGACCCAGTCTTGGCGCGATGTGATGTCGGCATCAATCTCGGAGATCAGGTCGCTCGCAATTTTTTGCAGCTCGCCATCTTCCATCTCTTCGGCCAAGTTTGCGCCAAAGTCATCTTCCTCGCCGTCCGGCACAATGGTGATTTCCATGTCCCCGGCGTTGATGGTTACTGACTCTGGATCAACAACTTCGATTTCAATCGGAGACTCTTCTTCTCCCAAAGAATCCAGACCAACGGGGGCTGCGTACAGCGAGTTTTCGATACTCATATTGATGCCTTAATAGAAGGAGCTTTTACGACGGAAACCCTCTGGCTCGTCGCGCTGGTCAGATTCTAGTCTCAAGAAGCCGCCTTGTCGAAACCTTGTGATGGCCATGACCGCGGTGTCCACCAAGTCGTCGTGAGCCGCGTTTGGAAATGATGCCATCTGGTCAACCACCTCTCTGGCCCATCGCGTATCTGGAGCCCAGACCTTACCGCCTTGGAAGATTGGCGCGATCGTGTTCAGTCGCGCAATTTTATCGTTCGATTGCAGTTTTGTGCCACGGCTTGGCGTGTACCCGCGGACAAACATATCCGCCTGCTGGTTCAATTCCTGAATCAGCGACGCACCAGCGGCCTTGGCTTCAATAATGCAGTCGTCCGGCTGCCACTCCATATAGTGTGACCGCGCTTTTTCCTTAAG